CACCGATCCACCAGACGAATCGAGCAACTGGCTGATCGTCAGCGGTCCGGTCGAACCACTCGCGGTAATCGAGCCGCCAATGAGGAGTCCGCCCGAACTGTCGAAATGGAACCCAGCCGACGACGCCCAGAGCGTTGACCCTGGCTGTGTACGCCATGTGGAGCCCGCAATCGGCTGCACAGACGCATTCAGGTCTGCCGCAGACGACTGCAAGGCCCGGACGTTCCACGTCGAACCCGCAGCCGGTGTCGCCGTCATCTGGAGATCGGCGGCTGACGACTGAAGTGGTCGCGTATTCCATGTCGAACCCGCTAACGGTGCAACAGTGGAATTACCCTGAATCGTCCAGAGCGAACCGGCGAGCGGAGCGACCGTCGAATTGCCGGAGATCGCGACAGGGTTATCTCCAGACGTGCTGGAGAGGTTGGCGCGGATCGTCCACGTCCCACCCTGAAAGACCGTGGAATCGCCTTTAATGATCGAGGTGGAATCACCCACCCGACGCACGACAAGGCCGAAGGTCGTGGAGGCTGGTGCCGCCCCAAGAATCGCCGCAATCCCGAGCGAGGACTCTGGATCACCGAGTGACACGACTTCCTGATGCATTGCGGAGCTGTTCCGCGTCTGCGTGATCGTCGCGACCTTAAAGGTGATGGTTGAAGGTTCCGCTCCAGATATATGCCCAAAAGTGCCCATTAACCAGCCTCGATCATGTTAAAATAGACACCATGCCGAGACAGAGTGGCCCACGGCTTCCGTATGGAACGCCACTGCCTAAGTTCTGCGATGTGCCGGGATGTCAGGACATACCGAAGCAACGAACTCGCTACCATGACAAGTTGTGGGCGTTCTGCGTGAAACACGCCCTGCGCGTTAAGAACTGCCCAACTAAGTTGTTCGATCCTGAAGATCTGCGACGGCCGAATAAGAAAGGAACTATCAGGAAGGGTTATCGCGTCCACACGGTTAACGGCAAGCGGATCCCGGAACATCGCTCGGTAATGGCGCGCGTTATCGGTCGCTCGCTGACGCCTGACGAACATGTTCATCACATCAATGGTCGCCGTCTTGATAACCGCCCAGAGAATTTGATGATTCTCACAAACCAAGAGCACAAACTGCTGCACTTTAAAGTTGGATGGCGCATCCACGAGTACTCTCTGGATGCGCTTCTGAATCTTCAGGAGGAAATCGGAAGCCTGATCGCGAAACTTCAACAGCGATAACTCGGCTCCACTGATATGGTTAAAACTCGCCACTTAGCGCACCCTCGCGAAGCCGTGATAGGCGAGTTCAGTCGTGAGGTTGAGTTCGGGGTTGGTCAGCGTGCTCCCCTGTTCCCGTAGCATCGTGTCCACCTTCCGCACGGCCAACAGATGCCGGTAGTTGTTCTCTGCCTTAGCCGGTGAACTCTTAACTTCCCGTGAGAGCTCGGTCCACGCTTCAGGCCGATTGAATCCCAACGTCGTCGCGGTCTGTCGCACCGCCGTCTGTGCGGCGCGATAGGCGGGCTGCTCGAGCGCATCCAGCGTCAGCAGCCATACCGCCCGCTGCTCTCGATCTAATGCCGCGATCCGTCTCAGGAGCGGCTTCCACCAGCGATACAGCGCAATCTTCGAATCGATCCACGCCCCGATCATCCCGAGCAGTGATGGGGTAATCACGCTGGCTTGCCAGACCGGATACCCACCTTTCCCGATATGCACGGGCGGCAGGTTGGTATCCGACAGGTTCCAATACTTCTGATGGAACTCGCCGACGAGCGGCATTAGGTCAACGGCACCGCAGAGATGTACGCCGCTCCATTCGCCCCAGTTGAGAACTGCCGCGCTCGAATGCGGTAGTCCTTGAACAGCCAGTGCTGCGTCACATACTGGGCGCTCTGGCCGGTTGGTGTTTTCGGGAAGAACTCATCGACGCCGTTCGCCAGCGCCGTCGAGTTACAGGTGCCAACCTGCCACGTCACATTGGTATCCGCCCCAAGGATGTAGGTGACCTGCACCAACATCTTTTGGTCCGGTTTGAAGTTCACCGTCCCGAGCATGGTCGAGTCCAGTTCGGCATACAGGGTGGTCGTGGACCCTGCCCCCACAGGCACGAAGCCGGTGGAGTTGATCGGGGTATTTCCCCAGTCATGCCATGCCATTAGGACGCTCGCGTGCTATCGAGGAACCGTTTGAACCCGTGAACCGCGACGAACAAGGCGCCAATGGTCCCGGAGCTCACGATCCGGATCGTGGAGTTCGCTGGGGCCGCATAGCCTTCGTATTCACCCGGAGTCGCCGTGGCGGTGCCGACCAGATTGAACGCCGCGGTGGAGGTGCCACCAACCAGCGACACCGCCGTCCCTGCGTTGCCGGTCGGGAAGTTCGGATCGGGACCAGGGCCGGGATAGGACGCGCTGGTACTCGTCCCTTTGACCTTCACCAACACTTTCGGTGTCGAGCTATTCGAAGACACCTGGGTGTTCGCGAAGCCGATTTCCGTGATGTACCATGTCTCGTACGGCGGCACGAGTGCCACAGCGACCGCCGCCGTGGATCCATTCGCCGCCGCAATCGGCCCAAAACTCACAAGATTACATTTGGCCCCGTATGCAGGACCCGACGTGCGCGTTACGCCCATCTGCTCTACTCCTGTCTCAGTCGGACGCCGAGCCTAGGCTGAGACTCCACACCCCGCCGTTCGTCGGGGCACTCGGCGTCCAAGTGAACGGTCTACTGAACTACGCGCCCTGAGTGCCGTACGTGCCGACCCACGTCCACGCACCGACTGAGAACCGATGCCGCACTTTGAAGATCCGGTTGTTGGTGCGGGCATCGATCGCCATCGCCTCCATCCCAATCGGGACGCGACGATAGAACGTCAGCCCATGCTGCGACTTGGATCCGGCCACGAGGAACCAGGCATCCGCATCCGTCAGTCGGGGATTGACCACGATGGTCCACTGCCGACGCGCCTTGATCGGGTTGCGGTCGTTGTCCGCACTCGAGGGCAAGCCGACCGAGTTGATCAAGCGATCCGCGAGGAACTCCAGCGCCGGCGGAATGTAGAGGATCCAATCGGTCACGGGGGCCGAGAGGTGTCCTGCTTCATCCTTCTGATCGGTCTGGAGATCGATGAGCGCCTGCGTCAGTGAGGTCGCCGAGAGGTCCGCATCCGTCGAGGGACGGTTTTTCGCGGTGCCGCCACCCTTAAGGGCATGGGCCGTATTGAACAGCGACAGGCCGTCCGGGGTGAGTTCCGTCGAGAAGCCGTTGTTGAACGGATTAGCCGCTCGACCTTCCTCGACGTAGCGGGCCGAGAACGCCAGCCATTCCGCGGCTCGACTCAGGATGTTCTCCTGATCGTCCTCCAGAGCGGTCTGGGTGACTTCGAAGCCGAGACCGTTCTCGGTATGGGTGAAGTCCTTCGTATTGCCCTGACGGAGGGTATCCATCACGAAGGTTTCGCCTTCCGGCTTGCTCTGGGTGTCGCCGAACGGCACGTAGGTGACGATGCGTTCGAACTTCCGATCCGACGATTTGATGTTGTAGACGTTCGGGTAAATCTTCGGGAGCTCTTTCAACTGCCCCTTCATGATCCCGAACATGGTTTTGTCTACATTGTCGTAGAGGTCAGGATTGACGCCGCGTGTCTGAGCCATGTGTCAGTCCCTTCCTTAACGGAAATACGCGAGCACGTTACGGCTGACGGTGCTGTCGGCCGCAGGGGGTGTCACGGTGAGGAAGCGGAACGCGACGGCGCCGCCGGAATCTCCCTCGTTGTCAATAAGCTGCGTCACGACGACGCGTGAGTTGATGAGCGTCGAGTTGGACAGATCCACCTTGTGAATCGTCAGGGTGGAATCCCATACGAGCGCCTTGGCCTTGCCGACCGAGGACGACGCCAGGTTCGCGCCCTGCGTGTTGGCGCGGAACTCGATCATCGGGTTGGCTTCCCAGACACTGATGACCGTGCCGCGGGTGTTGGTGGACCCGAGGCCAGCGGCGGCTTCCGCGGCGACCCCGACGATGGCCGAGGACATGACGACGCCAGCCGTCTGCGAAGACGGGAGGATCTGTGAAGCGTTGCTGTCGGTGTTGACGTCGAGGCTGACGATGCGACCGAGCGTGATGGCGTTGGAACTAATGCCCGTTGAAAGGGCACAGCCCCGCGTCGGAAACGCTCCCCACGGCGACCGGAACGGCCGGAGGATGTTACCCGACGACAGTACAAAGTCTGTCATGTGATCTCCCAGTGCGCGGAAACGCGCAGCTAGAACGTGTTGTTATGGGAGGTCAGAAAGGGTACGTGTCGGGATCGCTGACCACAGCGCCGATCCGACTACGAACACCACGTACGACGCGCATGGTGAGCGCGAACACCCGTTCTCGCGAGGGCGGCTCGCAGATGCTGCAAGAGGCCAGCGGTACCGGTCAGCATCTGTGACCCGGCCCGCTCGAACATCCCAGGAACCCGCTCTCAGGATGAGAGAGCTAGACGATATTCGACTTACCTTACCGCAGTCTGTTCCTGCCGCCCTACTACATCTAGTAGTTAGTTTGCGTAATCGACGGCATGACGTTCTGGAGCAATGGAAGTTCCCCCACCCGATGTACCTGGCAGGGAATGCCCGATCGGAGCGCAATGGCATCCGCGAGGTGTTTATGGGCAATCGCGGTCCCGCTCCACTCGTGGTAGTAGCTCACAGACGGCTTACCGAGCCTCAACGCGAGTTGCGCGAGCCCGCCGTATGTCCCCACGAAGCCGAGTGCTCGAGCAATCACCGCGCTTTGAACCGCTAGATTGTTCTGAGGCGTCACCCCGAGGTCCGAGAGCGCCATCACGTTCGGATGCGCCTTCACCTTGATGTCCGAATGCTCATCCGCATGAACCCCGCTGTTCAGGAGGACCACGGGCGTCTGTGAGGCGATCTGCTTAATCGATTCCTGCGCAAACGTGATCAGTTGGGGATGTGGCGGGAAGGTATGCCGAATGTAGAACCTGACCGAGACGAACTTCTCTGGCAAGGTAATGCCGTCCGGCAGCGCCGGCACGGTCATCGGCTCAAAGAAGGCGTTCTCCTCGAGCTCGGCAAGCCCCATCGCGCTCGCGAAATAGGGTCCAAGGACAGCAAACATCCAGCCGGGATGCACCGTGAGATGTTTCTTGAGGCTCAGACGCTTCGCGGCGTCCTTGATGACCGCGTGATCGAAGTCCGTCCAGTGCGTCTGCTTCAGTTGCGCGTATTTGGCGTGCTGGATGCGGTTTTCGACCCGGATGTCCTTCGGATCGCGCAGATCGTAGAGTTCCACGCCGGGATGAGCCCCATACCAGGCACCGGCCCCGCCACGGGTAATGGGAATCAGGCGTTCTGGGTCAATCTGGGCTGACTTGAGCAGTCGTCGAAGGAACGGAATCCAGTACAGCGCCTCAAAGCCGACTTCCCCACGAAATGGACCCGCGAGAATCGGCAGATTGGAGTGCTTGAGCCGTTGTTTATAGAGTTGCCAGAGGCGCCGGGAGATCAACTAGTCCTTCCGCGATGAGACGTTCGGCTTCGCGCCAGTCGTCCATATCGTTCAAATCAAAACCTTCGTAGCCTTCAGTGAAGAACGGGGCGATCTTGGTTCCGCTGATGCTGTTGAAAGCTGGAATCACATACGACCACGCCATTTCAAGGCTGGCGTTCTGCACGTAGACCGGTGGAAGTGTCTGTGTCGGTACGGAGTGCAATGGCGTGCCGTCTTCGCGCTGGAGGGATGCGAGCGGCGTGATGGGATGTCCCGCGCCTCCCTGCTGCATCCACATCTTGAACGGATGTTCTTTCACCGGTTGAACGGCTCGCATGGAGTGGACTTCTTGGGTCTGGAATCGCTCGTAAGCTCGTCTGATGGTGGCGGCGGTCCTGAATGGCGAGGTCGGGCGCAGGATGGCGAAGGCGTCTGGATAATAGTGCTCAGGATACTGCGATAGAGTCCATCGCACCCATTCGATGTCAGGCGATTCGTCCGTCGCGTGCTTAGCGATCCTGGCCGAGAACTTCGCGCCAGCTTTAGCGGCAATCTGGATGGTGTCGCTGCTGTCGGTTGAGACGATGACTTCCCAAAACACGCCGCTCTCGATCGCTGCGCGGATCGTCCACTCAACCAGCGGACGCCCCGCCAACTCCTTCGTATTCTTCCCAGGTATTCGTTTCGATCCCGCTCGCGCCGGGATTAGCGCCACCATCTTCATGCGGGCACCCGATCATCAAACGCCGGCGTCGAGGCTTCGAACATCACGCAATCGTCCAACGCTTCCACCTGATGCACCGCTCCCGGTGGGATATGGACCGCCATCCCCGTCCGGAGTTCCGTCACCTGAAGCTCGCCGTCCTTGTCGCGGTAGCGAAGGAGACACCGGCCCTTGAACAGATAGAACGCTTCGTCCTTCCGTTCGTGATACTGGAGCGGACCCGATGTCCCGGCGTTCATCCACATCACCTTCCCGGTGTAGTGCTCGGTATGGGCGACGAGGAGTTCCGTGCCCCACGCCTTCGGGCCGAGATTCCGCGGCGAGAAGAACTCAACGACCGGTGACACGGTAGCCTTCGTCGGTGAGAGTTCGGCGCATTTTGGACAGGGGTTTGCGCTCGGACTCATAGGACCGCTTGACGCCGTCGCCTGACGAGATCCTAGCCCGGTCAAGGTCTCGGCAGAGTTTCCGCAGTCCTGACGGCTCAAGCGAGAAAGCATGGTCGGTTCCCTTCGACGCTCTGTTTAACGTGAAATGCTGTTCGATGATCCGTGCCCCATACGCATACGCCACCAGCGACATCGCGATCCCGCTAACATGTCCTGACCAGCCGATAACCGTGTCCGGATACCGCTGGCGCATCTCCACGATCGCGAGGAGGTTCAATTCTGCATAGTTCAGGACCGGATAGGCTGCGGTGCAATGCAGGAGCGCAAACGGCGCTGGACCGGCTGAGAGCACGTCTACCGCGGCGTCCACATCTGCCCACGTCGTCCCACCGGTTGAGACGATCAGCGGCTTCCCGATGGCTGAGACATGTCTGAGCAGCGCGTGGTCCGTTACGCTGCCGGAGGCCAGTTTGAAGGCGGGGACGTGGAGTCCGGCCAGAAAGTCCGCAGACGGTTCATCAAACGCTGTCGCAAAGAAGTCCACCCCGCGAATCGCGGCTTCGGTCCGACAGGCTTTGTAGGCGGTAAGGTCAAACTCAAGTGCCTCGCGGTGTTCACCATACGTTTGGCCGAAACTATTCTCATTCTCATAGGGCTGGTTCAGGAGTTCACGGCTGTAGAGGGTCTGATTGTCGCGTTTCTGGAGCTTGACCGCGCTGGCGCCACATGCGGCGGCTCGTTTGATCATCTGCTTGGCAGTGTCCACAGATCCGCCATGGTTGTGGCCGACTTCAGCGATGACGTAACACGGTTCCTCGTCCGCAATCCGATGGCCGTTGATGATGAGTTCTCTCATACCCACCACCACGGAAGCCGCGACCTTCTAGCCATGAACTGTTGCGACTGTCCGCGCGGCATCGCCCGCCACTGGAAGCCGACGCCATAGTCTCTCGCTATTTGACGAGCACGACGACGAAGGTGCATCTTTCCATCTGGGCCGTAGGCAAAATTCACGGCACGCCCGCGACGGATGAGCCGAGATGCATCGCGGGCCGGAACATTGCGCTCCTCTTCCTCGATGATCGTTTCTTGAACATTTCGAGGACGATACGGCGTGATCATCCGGAGAAGGAAATCGATCACGCCAGCACCTTCAGCACAGCCACGTTAAAGGCATGGATAAGTAGTACTCGTCGCTCTCTTGAGACCGTCGCCGTGCCGGTTGGGCTTCATGCTGACTCTCTCTCTGGCAATACCGCCAAGCCTGGGGATTCTGCAAATACTGCGGCTCATACACCTTCGCCGGATCGTCGTCATTGTCTTCGATAATTCTCATGCCAGCACCTTCAGGAGCGCATCCCACGAGTATTTATGCGGGTTCAATTCTGGGGAGTGTTCATCGAGGTTGGTGTAGAGGAACTTGCCAGCGGAGAGTGCAGCCCACGCAGTTGTATTATTTGCTCTAAGGGCTGGGACGTAGAACGCGGCCACTGCGTCAACTTCAGACAAAACACGAGCCAGAGCGTCATCTGCAAGAAACCCGAGAACTCGCAACCGTTCACCGAAAATGCCACGCATCGCCTCCGTGCTTTCTGTCAGTGCCTGGTCCCACGGGTTGCCTTCATGGACCGCTGTGGAGAGTTCAATCGTGTAGTCCGGATGATCGCGGTTGAGTTCACGTTTCAGGTTCTCAAAGTGTCGCAGGGCCAGTTTGTGGGCCATGCCGAAGGCAAGGACACGATAGGCGCCACGGGTCGGATTTCCTTCCACGGTCGACGGGCAGAACGCCGAAATCACGTCCGGTCGTCTCTCTCTCACCTCGGCTGCTATTGCCGCGTCCGCGGCGTAAACCCTCCTCGGTCGCTGTAGCCATGCCGTGGTGTGATCGTGCGTATCGTGCAGGAACACATCAAACGTCCGTAGCCCGCGCTGTGCAACCTGAGAAAACAAGCACACGCTATCATCGACCTTCATTTCGCTCAGTTTCAGCGAGATGAGCGGGTGGCTATATTCTCTGTGGCGACCATGCCTGTCGCACGGCACGCCGAGCCGCTTCGCCAGCATACGGTTAAATTTCGCCACGCCACACGTCGCCGGGTTCATGTGATACGACAGGACGGCGTCAATCATGCGCGTTCATAGACCAGGACACGGCCCTTCCCCTGCCAGTCCATCCGTTCCTCTAAGTCCGCTCGCCGTTTGAACCCTTCCAGCACGAACAGCAGCCGCAAGAAGTCCTTGTTGAGCATCGTGATGTGTGTCGGATCGAGATCGTCAGACGTGGCGACATCCAGCAGCGACTGCGGAGCCAGATGAAACCGCGTCGTCAGGTAGACAAACCGTTCCGTGAGCTTGCAGAGATTTGTCACGGCCTGTCGGACTTCCCGGATCGTGAGGTGTTCCAACACCTCACGGCAGATGACGAGATCGAAGGCCGGTCGTAACCGAATCGGATAGGACTGGGCGATGTCCACGACAAATTCCGGATCGCCATGCTTGTCCGCACCGTAGGCGATGGAATGGCCCGCGAGGTCGTTCAGGAGCACCACGAGGTGTCCAGGCCCGCAGCCGACATCAAGCACGCGCTTCGGCTTGAACGTCTCCAGAATCAGCTCAGGATGACGGCCCTCAATCGCCTTTCGTGCTGCGAATGAGTAATCCGTGACCGGTTGCCACGGCACCTCGGCCGGCTGCTGGACCTGAACGAGCGTTTCAAACTGATCGACAGTCATGCAACCGTTCCGTACTGCTCTTTTCTCGCGTGGGCACGTAGATAATCTCCGCTTCCGTCTCTCGACAGGCTCTCAACACATCCTCGGGTAGCTTTCCGCGCCACTCTTCGCCCTTCACCAACACCCACGGGCATTCCGACCAGACCGCCACGGCTAACGACTCGTAACACCGCACGGCATCGACCATCGCGAGGCTCTGTACGGTCATCGCTCGTTCAATCCGTGTCTGGAACGGCTTCCGGCCCTTGGCGAGAATCGCGGCATCGGGCGCAATGTGAACGATGAGCGTCTGACCGTGACATTTCGCGGCAGCGAGATACCGGACATGCCCGAGATGGATCGGGTCAAACGCGCCGTCAGCGAGCACCCGTTTATTCAGGCTCGACCCGCTCGACACGTTCGTAGGTGTCCGTCACATCGACGTGTTTCGAGATGTATGACGCCCCTTCATCGCCGTACCGCTCTCCAGCCGCGGCGACAACTTCGTTCTTCATCGCGTGCGGATTCCCCATGTTCGCGGTGTTCTGCCGTGTCTTGGCGGTCTGGATCGCGATCCGGACATCCTTGGGCATCGACATCAGGACTTCCTGCCCACGCTCTCCGCGGGTGATGTAACCCTCTGGCGAGACGTTGTAGCCGCCAATCTGCTCGAGGTCTGCCACATCGCTCGGTTTGACCTGGTCCCAGCCTTTGCGCTTGGAGCGCCAAATATGGTCGGTGCCTTTCGCGGCGTTGAACCAGCGACACTCGCGAGAATTGTCTACCAGCGTGATCGGGGCTGAGGGTTCGTTGAACGGGTTCTGGAGACGAGCACGGTAGCGGGGATCGCTCATGAGGGCGCTCATGGTCGTTTCCGAGCCGCGTTCGGTGACAGAGATGCGTGGTTTTCTCGGCATTAGTCCTCTAACTGATTCGCTTTGCCGGGGGCAAAGCCCTTGGTGTTCTCAGCCCATTTCGCTTCGGTAATCCCACGATCGCGGGCAATGCTCTGTTCCAGGCTGGAGAGTGACGCACGACGCGGCGCAGCGCCCTGCCCTTCCGTGATGAGCGGAGGAAGGGCTGAGGCCACGGGAGGTCTAGCCTGATGCACGCTATCGAGCCCGAGCGCCGTTAGCGCAAGGATAGAGGCAACGTTGGGATCCGCCGTCTGACTCGCCGGCATGGTGCGCCAGATTTGCATCAATGCGGCTTGACTTGGGGACCGTCCGTCCTTGTCCTTGATCTGGAGCGCGACCTGAAAGTTCCTGGCTGAGCGTGTCTGGGCGCTTTCTTCCTGAATCGGGGCAATCGTGGCCTGCGCGATCTGCTGCGCCGTGGCCGTCATCATCTGACGAATCGTGCCCGCCCGTGCCAGATCGGGCTTCCCTTCCGGCGTGTACAGGTCCAGCGTCTTCGCCAATGCCTCGGTCTGCGGATCGACATGCTCGGGCTGCGGTGTCGGTGCCGCTGGCTGACGGCCTGAGATGAGGCCGGGATTGGCTTTCAGGAACTCGACGTAGGGCTGAGAATCGCGGGCGTACTTCTCGAGCTCGTCTACCCTCTCGGCTTTCGCCTGCAAGGCTTGACGCGCTTTCCGCTCGGCAATGACCGCCCCGACCGGGACATACTTTTGCCCACCGACCTCCACCGCATCTTCCGGTTCTTCGGGAGGAGCCGCAGGCACCTGTTCTGCTGCGGCCACGGGCGGGGCTTCACCGGAGGGGGCCGGTGAAACGGGCGGTTGAACAGGCCCGTCGTCTTCGAGATTGATCAGTCCTTCATCGCTCATGCTTCAAGACCTTCCACCACACACAAAATGTCGGATTCACGCATCAGGAGATACCGATCGGCACCGTCTTCCACCCAGATTTCCTGACCAGCAGTCCATGAGAAGACCACGTAGTCCCCGACTTTCACTTCGGGTTCTTTGCGTACCAGATCGCGGAGCATGGTCGCCCCGGCAGTCGGCGGAAGATCCTCTGTGTCGAACGGTTCATACTCGTCAAGGCGATTAGCCAGCGCCTCAGCTTCCGCTTTCCGCGGATGTATCACCGGTCCAACCGCCACCACCGTTCCGGTCTGTTCAGGTTTTCGGTCCTCTTGGATAATCAACCCGGACTCGGTTACGTTCGGCGGTATTTCTGGCTTGATCAAGACGCGATCTGCCAGCGGCTTCAGGTTCACAGCGTCCCTCGCCGTGACAGTTGCGGTGTCGTCGTCGTCGCGGCGGCTTTCGCGGCCAACTGTTGTAATCGGTTCTCCGGCCACTGCAGGAGCGACTCCACGGCGTCTCTCGCCGCGATGCACTGACGGAGTTTATTGAGAGCGGCGATGTCGTTCTCTTCGCCAGCGGCCGATCTAGTGGCGTTCAGAACGCGGGCTTCGACGTCACGTTTGCCGTATTCGGTAAAGAGGAGCCACCCGGGATGTTTCGTGAGGTTTTCGAGGTCTCGTTGTTCGTCCGTCATACCTTCTCTAACAGGAGGGCCATATACGGGCTGTCAGGATGATCAACCACACATTTCGCCCAGCATTTCTTCACGAAATTCGATACCACGAGACGCTCATTGATCGCTTTCTCGTTGTAGACCCGGTAACTGCCGTATTCGCCGTAGTGATCGTCTCTGAACGGCACATCCAGATACATCCAGCCGCCCGGTTTCAGCCATACCCACGCGTTGAGCATGGCCGAGGTATCACCCCATTGATAACTAGGGTCGCCGTCATAGGCTCCAAGGCCGACATGCTCGATCGCGGACACGCTCACGATGCAATCGAAGGATTGGGCCGGGAACAGGGTCACGTCCATCACGTCGCCGCGAACGGTTCGTCCCGGTCGCTCGCACGCTCGCCAGTCCAGCCCTGTAATCTGTAAGTCCGGCCGCAACGCGAGCATTGGCGTCTGCCAATCCGCTTCTGCACAGCCAATCTCCAAGACCCGAGCATTCGGCGGAAAGCGGATCCAGCCTTTCTCCATTGCCAACGACCAGAAGGAGAGACAGAGATCGTTCCCATGCGCGAAGCCCATTTACGGATGCGGCGGCAGACCGGGAGGACCACCCATCGGCGGCGGCATTCCTCCCGGAGGCGGTCCAGGCATCGGCGGTGCTCCCGGTGGTCCCGGAGGCCCAGCCACGCCACCCATCGGCGCAAATGGCGTCGGGGCGCCCACAGGTACGGCTCCCGTCACCATCCCCGGCGGCATCCCTGGTGCGCCCAGCGCCTGCTGCATGTCCTGTGCTGGTGATCCGATGAACGCCTGCGGGTTCGGAATCCGGAACAACCGCACAAACTGCTGCGCCATCGCTCGCCCGGCCTGTGGTCCCCTGAACTGCATCTGCAACTGTGGAAACGCTGCGAGAAGCTGAGGCAGAAACTGCATTGCCCCGATAAAGTCGGACCTGAGTTTGCCCGTGTCGGCAGTTTCTACCGAGCCATGTGGTTTAAACCGGAACGCGCCGTCAAGTAACTGCGCGGTGATCTTCTTGTCGGGCATGAACTGATCGATGCTCTCGCCCTTCCCCTCGAGCCCGACCACCAGCGACTGCGGCGCATCAATCCCGTCCGGCTGCTCTGCCAACACTCGTTTCCAGATAGCGTGCCGAATCTGGTACAGATCCTCTAACGACTCCTGAAAGCGCCGAATGATGAGATCCATCCGGACGAAGGATTGCTCCGTCGCCATCTGGATCTCGCCGAGCGTGCGCGTCTCCTGCGACACCTGGCCAGATGCCACATCGTTGACGCCGGCCAACCGTTCCGCGGTCCGCTCACACATCTGCATGTGGTTGAACACGGACGCCGGCACGTCTGGTACCTCCATCGGCTTGAGTTCACGAGGATCGCGGACGTCAATGACGGCTTTCGGTCCCCATGGCTGCTCTTCGGGATCCCACAATGCGCCTTGCGTCCGGAGAATCGGCACGCTGTTCGCCATGCTCGAGCGGTCTGCCGCCATGTTGCGGTAGGCGGTATGTTCCTCGACCGTCGTGATGATCTTGTGCCCGACGAATGAGAACCCCTCCGTCGCCCTATCAGGCCGAGGGAAGAGAATCACCGGGACGAATCGGCTCTTCTCGAGGTCGTCGTACTGCCATCGCAACAGCAGGTGCTGATCCTTGTGGACCGTCGCGAGATACCACCTAGCCCCATCCGTTAGACCTCTCGGCGGGTCAATGCTCCAGACTTCAAAAAAGGCTTTGAGGTCGATCAGGACGAGGACTTCCCAGAGTTCCTTCTCTGCGGTCGTCTCGTCCTGTGGCGCGACGGCCATGTTTGACCGCTCGAGCGCGTTGTCGGGCTCTCGGTCGCCGGTTTTCGTCAGTTGCTCGACGGTGTCTTTGTCATAAATCGCCCGTGGTCCTGTTGACAGGGCCACAATCTCGGAATGGCGTTTCCACAGGCGCTTCCCGTAGCCCCACACTTCCTCTTTCTCGCGGGCATGGCCGGGGAGAATCACGGAGTCGCGGTAGGGGATGATGCGGTATTGCGGGCCGATACGCTGGTTCTCGGTCGAATCGATCAGAATCTGGGCGGAGGGGACTAACGGATCGGTCGTCTCCATGTAGGAGCCGTCCGGCTTCATCGCAGGTTGTGGCTGGCCGTCTTCGCCATAGACCATGCCGCCCGTGGTTGGATCCGTCTGGATCTGTGCCTGGATGCGTTTCCGGACGGTGCGCCACTCGCTCCCCTCTGACACCTCCAGTAAGCCTCGCGGCTCAATGAGTGAGATCAGAATCAGTTTGTCGAGAACAGATTGCAGTCGCTCCTCTTCGGCTTTCCACTGGTGAAACTCTTCGACAAAGGGCGCATGATCAGCGGCTTGTCCCCAGCCTTCAACGGTGCAGACCGGTTCCACCCAGACGGTTTTCATGGCCCTTGCGTGAAGCGCATCGACCTTCTCGCAGGCCAGATAGGAGGTCAGGTCGGCCGCGTCCGGCCACGGCAGGTTCCGACTGTTCCGCGTTCTGGCTTGCTCATAGAGCATGTGCCAGTAATCGACTTCCGCATCTGCCGTCGATTTGGCGTTCAGGCCGTTATCGAGTTCTTGACTGAGCCACAGAGCGAGCTTCTCCCGCTGTTCCTTGTTCAGGGTGACCTGGAAGGGATCGCGGGGAGCCTTACTCACTTCGATTTACCCTTTTTCGCGCCCTTTTTCTTGTAGTTCGTATAGAGCGAGGGATTGACGCCAGAGGTCTGAGACATCAGCAACCTTTCTGGGACTTCATGCCGCTGTTCTTCGCGTGCGAGCCTCCGAACGACGCATCGCCACGTTTTCCACCCGGATTGTTCTGATGGGAACCGCCAAACTTGTGCTCTGACACGCTGACCGCTTTGGTCTGGGTCCGCTCGCCACGTCCGTTGTTGAAATTCACATTACTCATCTCAGTACCCTCCACGTCCGACCGACTGCGGCCGGCGCACATCGCGTGTGTCTCGCTGGGCTCGTCGCAGGGAAACCGCTGCCTGTCGTTCCGGGTTGTATTTCGGGGTGTAATGCCGGTACGCCAGTCCTCGGAACGCATCCGCCCCATGGCTCGCCCAGTCATGCACCGGCAGATGTTTGAACTCGTTAATCCGCGTGTTGTAATCCCAGCGGTAATGTTGGAGGCATTCCAGGCCGCGCTGCGCCTTGTCCGCATCGAACCAGCACCGCGGGAGGAGCATCCGTGCCGCATGAATCCCATCCTCCAGTGATTCGACCTTGGGGCTGATCTGGAAGTTGATGCCGAGTTGACGGGCGGCGTCTAGTCGAGAGTGCCCAGAGGTGAGTTCGCGGACCTGAATGTCGTGCGGTGCCCAGTGGGTGCCGTACGTATAGCCGCGCTCGTTCAGGACGTTACGGTAATGGGCAAGACCCTGTCCGGTGGATTCGTAGTAGTCGATAAGTCGGACTTCCCCGGAATAAAGCGTTTGGCTGAACCAAATGGCCGTTGCGTCTCCCACGCCGAGGTCCCAGTCAGTATCCACTGCCAAAGCGGGGTCGTACGGTACACGCGTGACGCGGCCTGCTTCGCGTGCTTGAATGATTTCACGGGCGAATACAGCACCCTTGACCGAGGCTTCGAAGCTGCACTCAAACTCTTGGGCATACTCGTCGTCCGTCATCGACTGCCTGGCACTAGCGAGCTCTGACGCTGGGATCAGATTGGTCTGGCTGGCCTTGTACTCCGCAAAGAACCAATCAGACTCGCGCTGGGCCTGCTGCACGATGTCGTAGAACTGGTTCTTCCCGTTCGGTGTCCCGATGAACAGCACCCAGCCGAGACGGTCCGAGATGAGGGGCCGAATGACCTCAGAGAACACGTTCGGCGCCATCAGGCCGTATTCGTCCAGCACGACGCCATCGAGGTAAATCCCGCGCAGGCTGTCCGGATTGTCCGCCCCGTAGATCCGGCACTGCCCACCGTTCGGATAGTCCACCCGGAGTTCTGAGATGTTCGCCACCACACCAGGGATCGGCGCCGCATAGTGCCGCATGTAATCCCACGCAATCGCCTTCCCCATCGTGTACGTCGGCGCGATGTAGGCAAATCTGGGGCGGGGCTTGTTACAAAGGAGCGCGGCTTTCTGGAGCTGGTTGATGGCGAGGACGGTTTTCCCGAACCGTCGATGACAGACAGCGACCGAGAAGCGGTGCCGCTCGAGCGCCTGATGGATCGTCCGCTGGAGAGGACGTGGCGCATACGGGATGGTGATCTCGGTCACTGCGCCCATGAAATCTTCAACGTGCCGGTCACAGCGACGGCTTGTTCCTGCTCGGCGGGCTTATCGAGGGCTCGATTCATCAGGTCGGTAAATGCTTGGACGGACGGGTCTTTCTCCCACACTTCGATGATTTCTTCGTCGTCGCCCTGTTTCAGTTTCGCCATCGCTTCCGTCACGCGGATGAACTTGCCAGTCTTCTTCTCGCGAGTGACGAGGTATTTCAAGCCTTTCGCATTGGCGACCTGCGCGGCGGTCAATTCCTCGATATGTTGCGTGACGTACTGACGTAACGCTTCTCGAGCGGCGATCTTGTCGAGCGTGGACTTCCAGCGGGTGCCTTTCTTCTTGCCGGCACCAGGGCGAGCCCCGCCATGCGTCTTTTTCAAGATTTCAATGGGATGACCGCAGAATACGGTCTAACTGAAGAACGCGAGGGCTAGATGTAGTGGTTACTTGAGGACCGTGGCTGTTTTTCGTAATGCCCGACGACGGCTTCTTGGGTGGTGAAGCGTTTCCCGCAATGCTCACACTGCCGGCGGCGCCAGACATGGCGGTTATCGGTGACGGCTCGGGTTTCGACCACGCGGGATTCGAACTGGCTACAGAAGGGACAACACAGCTTCGGGCTCGTCATTCACGCTCCCCGCGCGGGAGTTCCCGAGTAACTAAACAATACACACAGGTCACATGATCCCCATCGTAGGCATATTGATGACGTTTCGTGGGACTCTTGGGACACCGAACGAGCATGCTCTTACTCCTTCGTGTCCGTGCCGGGATGACGTTCCACCCATCGCTGCCAATCCGTTTTATTAAAACCCTTCGCCGCCATCCCGCCTGATGCATTCGCGCACCCCATACAGGCACATGGCCCCCAGTCACACCAGCGATACCGATGCTTCGGATTAACAGTGAGCATCGCCGCGTCAACATCGTCCGGATTTCGTTCAAAATCGTTCATGGCTATTCTTTCTCTGGCGCAGCGGGCGAGACGCCCAGAGCAGCACGGAATACATCGGACATGACTTGCCGGTAACCATTCGCTTCATCGAAGGTGTCAAAGACGTTCATGCGGAAGGCTGTATCGCCTTGCCACGCATCGACCGCAAAGCAGCCTTCTTCCGCTTCAACGTCTATCCGCACCCGCGCCGAGACGCCAGCATCGGAACCCGCAATGTCATTCAGCCGGTTCAGGAAGTCCACGCCATCGCCGTGACGGAATGGCCTATCGAGCGGAAGTCCCTGCCGCCAGTTGTTCCACATCGTCACCACGTCGGCGCGTCGAATAATGTCGTTGCGGCAGGCTGGCAATGGCATCGAACCGTCGATAGTCCACGGCGTCTTCTGCTCCTCTCGTGCCTCCTGTGGGCCAGCCTCGGTTTTGATCATCTCCTGAATCTGTCCGACCACACAGCCATCTTCGTGCGGAATCGGCTTGTTCGCGCTCGCCTCGATGCCGCCCTCACAATGACGACACACGAGCGCGCGGTCGTCCGTGATTTGAATGCAGTCGAGCAGTAGCGTCTTGAGCAACTGTCTGTCTCGTGGGCCAGCCTCGGAACCGTGGAGGGCCGCAAAGGTTGCAGCTTCAACAGCTTCAAGGCTAGCGTTGACCGCATCCTGATACATGCGACTCACGACGGGATGCGTGAGTAGTAGCCGAAGCGCATCGAACTCATTCGGCAACAATTTACTCATCTTGGCTCCTCTCGCGGCTCCACGGCGGGACGGGCCACAGCATTAGGGCGTTCAGTCACATAGCTTTCCATCAACTCCAGCGCGTAATTCAGACGCGCTGAATCGTCGGTGCAGCGAGACTCCCCGAAGAATTGCGCGATTTCATTTGACGTGCTCGTGAACAGCCGATACAGGTCGTCTACCAATTCCTGATAGTCGCCCAACCCCTTCCCCTCGCTCACGCGCTCAGGCGGGGCGGCACTTTGGAGAGCCGCAAACGTCTTGCCAGCCAAATCGACAGCGGCCGTAAGCGTGTGCATCTTCCGAATCAGTTTCACGAATGCCGTCACATCGCCACGATGACGAATCGGCATCGGCAATAGTGGCGGCTCACCTTCCGGTGTGGCTTCATCACGCCACGGCGATACCGGTTCCGCTGTCGGTGCAGGCGGGGCGGCAGCGTGGAGGAGCGCAGCGAATTTAGTTAGTTCTGGCACTGGGTCTGAACACGCTCCGATAATTCGTCTGAAAGCGCGTTCCAGATAGGACGTGCAATCATCCTCAAGGCCGCTACTGCCTTTCGCAAGTAGCGTGGTTCGCAGCCATTCTTTTGCTATGGCCTCCAGCGGTCGCACCGGCTCAGTCAGGGGGGAGTCACTCATCTGATGCCTCCTTGTGGAAACTCCCGCATCGATGTTTCTCTGGCGATGCGCTCTGGCTGTGGGTGAACATATGTCAGCCAGCGCGAGAAGACTTCATGGAATGTCACGTCGCGGCCACGCCGCCGCGATTCATCGACAGCCCACGCATGAACCTTCTGGGCGAAGTGACTCAGATCGACTCCGTGCTTACCGATCATCTTGGCTCCTTCGGGGGTGCGGGAGATACGAACAGTTTCAGCGTGCGACCTTGATCCTGATACGACAACTCGACTTGGCAGTTGCAGCGCGTCAGTCTCCGCCCTAACTCGTCAATCCATTCCAACCGCGTTACCTGCGGTGCTGGTGCCTCGCTCAGCCCTGCGGCGATCAGGCCGAGGCGAGAATCTATCGTTGCTAACAACAAGAGGATCCTCACCCTCCAACCGCGCTTTTGTGGGCGCTGATTAACTACTTCTCGAATTTGCTCCACCAGGGCCTTCATGGCCTCCACGCGATCAGTCATCGGATTACCCCTAGAGCTCGTAGCCCTTCGTCCATCGTCCGTATCACCGGAAAATCGCCTTGATGTTCCGTGAGTCGGCCTTTCGCGGTCTTGATCTCAAAGCCGTGGAGGACGCCCCTAAACCTCACGAGCGCGTCTGGCAACCCTTTCCCGCTCAAGAGCCATACCTCAGCCCCGATCGCACGCCAGCCAGCCACGAGGGCTCGCTCGTTGGCATCACGGCGCGGGTTACGACGGTGGATACTCACGCCGCCGTCTCTTTCTGCCGATGCCGTTCCCACCGAATTGCATTGGCTCTGACCGCCGTACACTTCCCACAGCGATACGCCCCTGGCTTCACGCAGCCCCTTCCGCAGTCCCGACACGGCTTCGACTTCGCCTTCAACCTGGGCCGCTCCACCTTCAGGTATCTCCGCCGAAGCGCCCAACGGCATTCAAAGCACCGACGAAACTGCTTCACGGGTGTCCGGCAGACGATGCAGCTTCCCGCCGCGATCCGTATGGCGCGTTCCTTCGCCGCCCATTCCCGAGCCTTCCTGCGGTGATACGCCTTCCGAACCGCCGCGTCTGCGAAGGGCATCAGACCGCCTCCGCGAGTTCCCGAGCCGTATTCCGAGCGTGCTCACGCTTCCAACCGAGCATGTCCCACGCCTTCTTCGCCACATCATGAGGACATAGGCCTGTAGACAGGAGTTCAACTTCAGCGTCCGTCAAGAGCAGCCAATAACCTGTCTCACCGAGCGGAACCGTCGCGGTTTCATCCCGAACAGTGTCTGGAATCTGCGGCTGATCCTTGAACAGCTTCCGATTCGCCATTACCGTCCCTCCCGCCAGTTCACGGCTTCAATATGGTCTAACCGGCAGTTCTCATCGCAATAGCGGGAGGTCACCCCGTCTGGCCCAACCTGCGTCAGGTAGCCATTCACCAGCCCACGCCGGCAGAACCCGCATCGGTTGGCCGCATCTTGCTCCGCGATCCGCTGGTTCGTCGCCTGACGTTCCGCGATCCGCTTCTTACTCATAGTTCCCGCCCACTGAACAAATCCTCTTTCGCCGCCGCACGAGGTTCTCCGCGATACACCTTGCTTTCAGGCGTCAACGGAACACCGTACTTCTTCAGTAAGCTCTCAGCCCCTGCACGGTTGATCAACCCACGATTGACGGCATTCTCTAAGGCTGTACGCTGACCGCAGACCCAACGTGTCGCTTCATCTCCACAAGGAGGTTTATGTCTACAGTCTTTCATCTTCACCCCGGCCCTTCTTGTTACGGTTATGGTGAATCCTGATCCCGAAGGAAAGCACTCCCCTAGATTAGGCATGCGCTCCTTCTGGATGAAACGTCACGGCTACGGAGCCATCCTTTCACCCGTTGGTTCCGTTGGTTACGCCCACGGAACTTCGGCAGACTCTCCACGGTGGCGAACACCGCACCTCTCCACGCTCTACCGACTGCGCATCCACGTTGCGGGCTCTGGAGCCTGGTTGCCCGCCGTTCTGTCTCGCTCAATGCCCCAGCTGGTTACCCCTGCCGACATTGAACCGCTTACTACCTGCCCGCTAAGTCGTATGTCGTATTACTCCGTCCAGACTGCTCGTTCTTCTTCGTGCCCACTTCCACCACCAGGCTGCGCTTCATCAACTCACGCCGACGTGGAATGACGCTCGTCCGGTTGATGCCTGTCAGAAACTCCACGTCGATGTCTGTCAGTGCCCCGTTCTGCCCGTACGCCGTCAGGACAGTCATCAGTTGACGGGCCAGCACTTCCTGAGCCGCTAACGCCCCCTGGCTGCTGCAGTGTCGTGAGAGGAGCGATCCTCCCTGCTGCACGGGAGCCGTGAACAAGTCAGGCTGCGTCATCCTCGACGTCCTTTCCCAGACGTAACAATTTGATGAGTTGTGCGGTGTGATACGCCTTCCGATACCCAGCCCAGCCGACTTCATCAAAGTCTCGCGTGAGTAAGGCTCTGTCGGCGCGGTACTGCCAGTAGGAGGCCATCCAGCCGTGCCAGTGACGAAGCGCCCACGTCTTCACAGCCGCACTCCTGGTGAGTCCTGCCGGCAGTTCTGGCACTGGAGATACAAATGCTTCACGCCAAAGCGGAGCATCCAGTCGTGGCCCTTGAGGGCACAGAGGCGACGAGCGAACCAGCGCATCACGCGCTCACCTCGTACGTGGACTCGAACACGCTCGGCTCCATCGTGCGGAACTGCCCCGCCGCTGGCCCGTTGACGATGTAGGTACCAGGGGTGATCAGGATCGGCCGGTTGTCCTCCTGCTGAATCACCACACTGCCGTCCTCGACGGTGTAGGGCAGATTCAGTAGCATCTGCTGGAGCGAGATTTCATCATGACCGTCCCACGGCCATGCGGTGACGACATCTCCGCTGGATTTGTTCTTAAAGTTCATAGCCGGAACCTGAGCGCATCGATGTTGCCGCGCACGGTGATTTCCTCATCCGCATTCCCGCTGATCTGAATCTCGCCGGCATGTTCTAACCGGTGATGATCGATACAGAGGCTGACTAGATTTGATGTCACCCACCGGAGTTTCTTAGACTGCGAGCGATAGACGATGTGATGCATGTGCAGTGCGCGTTCATGGCAGTTGGGAATGCGGCAGCGGCCTTTATCTCTCGCCTTCACCGCGGCCCGCGCTTCACGCTCAGCCTTCGCGTCTAGCTTCGCACGGCGCTTACTGGTGATGCAGCGCGGCTCAGGCTTCGGAATGCCGCATTCCTGGTAATAGCCCATTACTGGGCCTGCCTCTGCCGATACTGGCGCATCGCCTCTCGGTGCCGCTGCTGCTGAGCCTCACAGATTTTGCAGAACTCCCCACGCACCCGAATGCGCTGATCACAGAACGGTGACGCGCACTTCGGATCGGCGTTCCAGTCTCGGCGGGGTAAACTGCGTTCCGTGTCGCCTAAATCCGAGGGCATCATGAGTTCACCTCAGTCTTGCGAAACCATGCCGTCACGCCTCTGATGTAGGCATCCTCGTTGCGTTCTCGGATCTGTCGGGCTTCCCACTCTTCTCGGAAGTCGGGCTGGTCGATCTGGTGCTCGAGCTCCGACGCATCCGCGGCGATGGCCGCTTCGACAGGTGCGAGCCGCTCGAGGAGCCGGGTCATCACTGGGGAGCCGAGCCAGCCGCGTTCGTAGGTCATGCTGTGGCCTCATGCTCAAACTTCGTGTCGTCCAACCTCACCGTTGTCATCTCGAGGTTTCCATGTCGGCCGTCACGCCAACCCACCCAGACCAAGCGGTCAGTCTTTAAAGCGCGATCACAGAGCGAGGCATACAGCGGGTTGGCCGTCCGCATCTTCCTGAAGAACGGACGGTCTTCTATCGTGGTGCCGCGGACAATCCACACAGTGGGACTGCCCGCGACACCTTCCCAGGTATCCAGTCGTTCGACGCGCACCAGATCAATGGGCATGACTAACTCGCCTCCAATCGACGCCGAATCTTGTCGGCGATGGCGTGGCACGGCTTACAGAGCCAGACGATCAGGAGCGGCCTCGAATAGTCGTGATGGTGTTTTTCCAGCCGATCCTTTGGCAGTCCACAACCCTCGCAGCAGATCGGCTTTTGGGAAGGCAGCGAAGAACGTTGAGCGGCGTTATGCGCCTTCACTCTTTCCGGAAACTTGGCGTCCCACTCCCGACCGACACGCTTACTAAGGGCGATGCGGTGCGGCAGCTTCGCTCTGTCACGGTCATACTCGCGGACGCGTGGTTTCGTCACGCGGTCGATTCGCATGTCAAGCTTTGTGCATTCCTTGCACTTTCCGAGGAGTCCATCGCCCATCTGGGGATGGCGATAGAACTCCTCTCGCGGCTTCTCGATGCCACACTTAAAGCACGTCTTCACGCGAACAGCATCCCCAGCCCGATCAGGCCGGTCATCGGCAACACCAACGGCATCAGCCATGCGAACGGAATGTCGTCGTCCGTCAGCGGCCCTTCCAGATCGCTCGGCGGCGGCATCTGGATTGGTGGTGGCGGAGGCGGTGGTGTCATCCGCGACATGGCGGATTTCCCGACTGGCTTCACGCGGATGCAATCGACGGTTTCGCCGCCGAACTCGGTTTCAGTTGGGTAAATCTTGATCTGCGTGCCGCTCCATTCCTCCGTAATCGCCGAGCCGGAAATCTCGATGATCTTCTTGGCATTCGTCTTGTTGAGGACGATGCCCTTCTGTTTGCCGGCGAAGTAGCAGACGGCTTTCATCTCCTTCTCGCGGCCCACGGGTTCAAAGGCCACACGGTCAATCGTCACGATGGCTTCACGCCCTTGCAGGTCGGAGGCTTTCAGGTAGTTGCTCGGAAACGCATCATTGATATTCGGCATGTGCTGCTCCTGTGTCTTTGGTAAGTTGCGTATCCACTGATTCCGGCTCGCCTGAAAGACGTACCGGCCGCGAGGCTTGTAGCCCGCGCATGGATCAAAATCTGGAATGGTGACGGCTTCACTCGGGTCAATGGGGCCGAACGGGTTGTCGTCCATCAGTGGTTCTCCGCGAATCCACCGGCCCACGCATCATTGCAATCCTCATCAACCCAGCGGTCCCACTGTTCGTCAGGGTCTTCCTCCGCGTCTTCGTCGTGCTGCTGCTCGGCCGAGGCTTCGCGGTAGTACGTCTCGCGGCACTCATCAGAGCAGAACGAGTCGTCCCCGCTTACCTGGCACTCGCAGGTGATACAGCCGCTCATGAGCGCACCTGCCGTTTGCCGAGTCCTGCCGCCAACTGCCGGCGTCGATACAGCTCAGAGTTCCGCGCAGCGTCTTCGTCCGCTTCTCGCTGCCGCTGGCGTCCGATCACACGAGCCCAACAACAACGCGGCAACGCGGCAACGCTCGAGAGGCAGATCCAAATCCCCGCCACGAACAGAAGTCCTGTCATCGGACCGCCCGTCTGAACTAAAATCGTTGCAGTCATGTGCTGAGCGTCCTTCGCGCTCGGTCGTGATGTGGGCCTGACGCCTCCAACGTCAGGCCCGAGTTTCCCTCCCTCAGAACCCGCAGAACGGCCACGAGAACAACCCGCACTCGATCCACACCGCATAGACCTGCTGCCCGAGTCCCAGCAACGCCGCCACCATCGCCGCCGTCGCTATCGCCACCGCGAATCGTCTAACCACTGCTGCTCCTTCCGCTTGAAGTGCCGAATCGAGAAGAACGTGAGCACCCAGGACACCGCCAACGCCGCCACAATCACCACCGCCGCGACGACGGACTCCAGCGCACGCACTACGCGCCTTTCCTGACTGACACGGTTTCGAGAATCTCCGTGGCCCGCTGTTTCGCGGTGAGCCACATCAGATTCGCCGTCAGATGGACCATGAACAGCGGCCCGAGGCGTGCCAGCCGATTCAACGAGAAGTGCCGCTGACTTTCTCCACGGAGTGCCTTGCCAAACTGCGAGGCATCCATCCCCTGAATGTGTGCGGCTTCCTTCGCGGTCATCCCGCACGCAATCAACGCCTTCTCCACCGCTTCTCCAAGGGCGCGATCCATCTCGGAGAGATCCATCGCGGCGCACTTCATCGCGACGATCCAGAGAGTCAGCACCGCGAGTTCAATACCGGTATAGGAGCCGTGAATCACCGTCATTAAAAGTTCCTCACTGTCCCAAGAAAGGACTTTGTGCTAGTGCTTTTCCAGATACAGACTGCGGTTTATGACAGGCACGAAAGGCGCGAGGCTGTTGCCACTGCCCAGCGAGGTAGCGATCGACCAGATCCGCTCGATAGCGGACCGTCCGACCGAGACGCGGATGAAGTTCTTCCAGGAACGGCAGCTTCCCCGCATAGCGCAGATGGAAGAACGTGCTACGTGGCAGAACGAGCAGTACGAGAAGATCCGCGACGGTGTAGCAGCGGTGAGCGCGGCGATTCGCCTGCTCCGCTGGAGACGCCGACGACTGGAGCGCCTGTTGACGGCTCATGCCGATACCGCAGTCGGAAAGAGTTCCTCTTGAGAGCGACGGAGGACGCGGGCCAGCGCCTTCCGCTCTTTCTCATTGGCCGTCAGGTGTCCCGTAATAATCCGGCTGAGCCGCGTTTGGTGGATACGAGCTGAACGCGCAATCGCGCCCTGCCGCTTCTCGCTGTCCACAATCGCGTGTCGCAGCGCCTTGTTCGCCGTAGCAATTTGATGTGATGTCATCTCGAATAAACGAGAGTGTGGCAAAACGTTGCTACCGTGTCAAGCGGAATCGTTAAAATATTTACAGGCGGAGTGGGTTTTTGCGATACTGCGCGGCGGGATCCGATAGCAACTACATGAGAGCCAACAAGATAGAGCGCGAGCCTATACTCGGCGATATGCCGGGACCGTGGGGCAAAGCTCTCGAACGTTTGCGACTCTCACAGCCGCTACCGCTCTCGAAAAAAGCACTCGCGAAGCGGGCGAAGATGACGCCGACGACTTACGGCAAGATCGAAAAGGGCGGACACACCACCACGAACAAGCTCCAAGACATCGCGGACGCGCTCCACGTCCCCATTGAAGCCGTCCTCATGCCCAATCCAGGCACGATCCCGGATATGACGGTTCAGGAACTTCTGAGGCGACTGGTGCGAGAGAGCGGGGCCATCGAACAACAGCAGCCGCTCCCCACGGTCCAGCAAAAAGTCAAGGAACTTGGGAAGTTCACTGAAGAAACAGAACGCGCCGAGCGCGAAGCCAAGGCCCGCGATGTCCCCAAAAAGAAACAACGCAGAAAGAAACAATAAGTGCTAGCCGTTAGCAGGTAATAAATTGTCTAGAATTGTCATGTATCAAACAGAAGGGCTACAATTCGGTTACACTTTGCGCCTCCCCACTCATGGTTCCCAAAGGAAGGCGAGATGCACGATCTGTTGCCATTCGCGTCCAGACCCCGTCCATCTACTCGACCCACGCATGACCTCCGCGCCCTTGTCAATGAGTTAGTCAACGACATCCAGATCATCGGGTCCTTTGAGCGCACCACCATCATCGAAGTTCTCGCTGGGTATGCCCACGAACAGCGCGTCCGCGTCCTTAAGGAAGAGCAGGAGCGGATCCGCCTGCTGGACGAGGCGCGGCGGCTCCTCGCGGAGGCACTACCGATCGCCATTCAGTCCTAAGCCATGCCACGCCGTGTAGTCGGTATCAGGCGCAAGGGCGCCGGGTGGCAAGCCTATGTCCGTGTCGCTGGCGTGTTGCACACGAAGCAGTACGCCGCCGACGAACCCATCGCCAACATGCGAGCGTGGCGAGAAACGCAGATCAACAAGTTCGGCGGACGCCGCAACCGGACCGGCTCACTCGCGGCGGATGTCGAGGCATTCCTAAAGAAGCCTGAGATCGCCGCGCAGCCCTACGTGAAGCAAACGGCGCGACACCTGGCACTCTGGATGACGGCCCTCGGGCCGGATAAACCACGCGGGTTAATCACGCGCGACGAGATCGAAGCCGAGATCCAACGGTGGCTGACGAAGTATGCGGAGCCGACCGTCTACCATCGACGCTCCGCCCTCCTCCAGCTCTATACGGTGCTCGATGGACCAGCCGCAGAGAATCCCGTACGCGCGACGACCTGTCCGAAGGCATGGATTCCAGCGGATCACTCCGTGCCGTTTGCTGTGCTCGAGCAGATTGTGGAGGCGATGCCGGACTGGCGCTATGTCAGGAAGGGGATCACGCAGCCGAGCATTGCGAAGCTCGTCGCCCGCGTGATCATAGAGGTGGGACTGCGACCGGTGGATCTCCAGAAGATCCGTCGCTCAGACATCAACTGGACAGCGGCAACCCTCCGGTGGCCAGCCAGCAGTAAAGGGAAAGGCACGCATCCGCGTACTGTTCCACTGACCGATGAAGGATTAGAGGCGTTCCGCGCATATGATGCCGCCAATGCGTACGGCGCGTTCGTGCAAGCCGCCGTCAGCCGTTCATTTAAACGCGCCGCGAAACGTGTGGATGGAAAGCACACGCGGATCCATCTGTACTCAGGACGCCATACGCTCGGCGCGGACCTGTATCGGCAGACCGGCGATCTCGCGACCGTCGGACGCATGCTGAACCACGCGCCGAACTCACACGCGACACCGCAGTACGCACAGGGCGCGAATGCGGACGTCGATAGAGCCGCCGCGATCGCGGTGAGTCGAGGCCGTCAGGTACAGTCCCTGTCCACAGAGTTGCCCGAGAAGTTGCCCACGGTCGCTAAACCACATGCGCTAAGGAAGATCCGATGAGGGCCATCGGCTTCCCAAGCCTCGGACACGGGTTCGATCCCCGTAGCCCGCTCCAACCCAAAACCCTTAGAAATACTGACGAAAACGCCACGCTATCACACGCCTTTGACGACTCGCTCAGTTGTCTCTATCGTCCAACGTCGCTCCGCAAAATTCCTCAGTTACGTCCAAGAGTTGCCCGAATAGTTGCCCGCCATTCTCGTCTGTTACCATTCAGTTCCCCCGTTGAAAGGATGAGTCTATGAAGCGCCTCGTTATCGTGCTCGCGCTCGCGGTTTCTGCGTGTGGCTCCGATTCCCCAACCGCGCCAACACCAGCCCCGATCCTGCCGGCGAATCTCGCCTCCATGGGGAACCTGAATGTGACAGGTTGCACGGCTTCCACCGGGAACCTGTTCTCCTGCTTTGGCTATTCCGGAGCGGCGCAGAACAGCGGGACCGGCTGTGCGTCAGGCGTCCGCGGCGTGACCACGACCTACGACTCGGCCACGAGAGCTCAGGTCGGGGTGTCGAACTGGTCCTACAATCCTGTCGTCCGGCCCAACGAGCAGATTGCGTATAACGGCATCTCGCTCCTGGTCACTGGTCCGCTGACCGGAGGCTGGTACTACACGACCACGATGTCGTGGGACAACGTGAAGTGTCCTTAATCCGATCTGATGCGGTTGACCTTCAGGAAGTTCTTGTCATCCACGGTCAGTTTAAATGGCGGGGTCGTCGTCCAGTGCGCCTGTTTCTCGCAACGTGGACACAGGGTGGGCACCTCGCCGCGGCTGTAGTACCCGCCGTCGCACGCTCGGCACCAGAGCGTGACGAACTTCCCGGCGTCAGCCATGTGGACGCGGCGGATTAAGCGCCGATACCACAAACGGAAACGCGTGAGCGCAGACATCGCACTGACAATGGAGGCCGCGTTCATCGACCGTCTGCCAGACGTAGGTTTTCTTATCAGTATTGGCGCTGCCGCATTTGGGGCAGAGCACGGATTCGAGGGCGGGGATTCTGAGCGTAGCCACGGCGGGTCCTCATAACGTCAACAGCGAAATCGCTTTCGCCGAGTAAGCCGAGAGAAACACGTCCGCCTCCCAGACGGTGGCGTCGGTGTCAAAAATCAATCCATCCTTCAATACCACGAGATGCTCGAGCGGCCACGCCTGTGCGCGGATCCCGAGGATGCCGGTGTCAGACTCCAGATCAAACTTCCGCCGAAACGTCAGCGGCTGACCGAGGCGCTTCGCGGCCGTCAGGACGTGGCGGACCATCACCCCGTGCGTCAGGACGCGCTCCACCTTTAGAGCCAGTAACGCCTTCTCGTAGCTCACCCCGAGCAGCATCGCGAGACAGGCCACAGAACAGTCCGTTTTGTGCCGCTGAGGAACCACCTGAAGGAACGGCGTATGCGTCACGGGACGTACGGATCCAACGGTTCACCCGCCTGTGACTTCCACACGCGAGGCCGACTGAGATAGCCCAACTCCAACAGCCGTTGGCGCATTTCGATGTGCTGCCGCACGTCGCCCGTCACCCGCTCGCGCACCAGGGCCAAGCCGTCCGCCGTCAACCGATTGGCGGCTCGCCACTTGATCTGATTCATGTGGACCTTGGAGTGATCGAGGTTGAACATCGCGGCCAGTGATTCCTGAGACTTGCTCAGCCCCTTCGCCTTCATCAGATCGATCTTGGTGTCCTGCGTCAACTTGTCCGCGAGCGGTGGCATCTCGAACTCCATCAGCGCCCCGTTTACCATCGGGAGGTCATGGCCCCTGATGTAGTGCCCGGTCACCATGTCGGCGTGGTCGTAGACCGCCACGAAGGCTCGCAAGATGTCCGGGAGCTCAGCTTCCCCGAGCAGGTAGACGGTCACGTCCTGCGGCGCGTGTACCCATGCCCATGAAATCGCGGTGACCTCACCGGTCGTAAAGTCAGACCCGAGATACGACAGCGGCCGGTTCTCGATGTCGAAGTCGAGAATCCGCATCGGTCTGGCCGAGATCGCGATCTTCGGCGCGGCGACCGTGACATGATCCACCCGTGCGCTCGGGGTGGCCTCCAGCGTGAACTTCATGCGGGCCGCTCAAGTGGTAAGACTTCCTGCTGAAGACGTTTCGCCGCGATCTCGCAGTACGATTCGTCTATTTCGATCCCGATCGCTGACATGCCCATGTCCTTCGCGACTCTCAGCGTTGGACCGTGTCCCATGAACGGATCCAGCACCACATCGCCAGCCTTACCGTGGAGGCGCAGAAAGTGCCTGATTAGGGCTTCTGGCTTAGGCGTCGGGTGATCCGATGCTGACGGAATAACCTTTCCGATGCGGACAACGTTAGCCGTCTCTAGCCCTTTACCTTCCCACTCCCACTTCAACTTCCCGCCCTTCCGATGCGCGACCATCACCATCTCGTGATTGCGTCGATAGCGCCAGCCCATCCCAAGGCCGCCCTTGTCCCAGATCACACTATGGAAGAATGAAAGTCCCTGCCGATCCATGCGCTCGGCGAGCCACGCGAAGGTAGGCTTCGGGCCGCCGCCGCAGCAGCAGCAGCAGCAGCAGCAGCAGTCACGCTTTAAAATACGTGCGGCTTCGTCAAGCGCGGCATTAACAACGGCCCGCATTTCTTCGGGGCCATCATTAGCAATCGGTCTGGCCAGCGGTGGATCTTCCACGCAGGGAGGGTGGCCGAGGGCAGCCTCCCAGCGGTGGATCAAGTCCCCATCGTTATTGTTATGGCCATACGGCGGATCGGTCCACACGATGTCAACGCTTTGACTCGGAAGCGTCGGCAGAACCTCACGGCAATCTCCGTGATAGATCGTCACGCCTCCGTGTTCATAGTAGGGCTTCATTCCCCGTCAATGCGGATGTCGAAGACGGTGCCTTCGGGGAGCCCGAGGACGGACTTCCCAGCCTTTAACTGCTCGATCTCGGGGATCAAGACGTCGAACTCCCAATCTATTTTTTCCAATCGCTGTTTCAGGCTGAACTGTGCCCGCCTAAACGCCTTCAATTTCTTCTCCTGTTTAGCTTCTCGCTCTAGAGACATTGGATTGTTTCCTGTATAATCTAGTGACTATGGCCGCACCGATCATCTACCAACCCGGCGAGCGTTTCGGCAGGTTCACGATCATTGAGAAAGCGAGAGGCAAATATCCCGGCACGCACTGGCGCTGCCGCTGCGATTGCGGCACCGAGAAGACGGTCTACGGTCGTGAGCTCAGAAACGGCAGGACTGTCAGTTGCGGTTGCTACCACAGGGAAGAGCGTGGACGCGCCAAGACCACGCACGGAGATTCCAAACGCAGTGGATGGGCTCCCGAGTATCACGCATGGATCGACATGCGGAAACGATGCAACGACCCAAGAAGCAAGTGGTATAGGGACTACGGTGGACGCGGGATCGCAGTCTGCGAACAATGGCGTAGTTCCTACGAAACGTTCTTGGCAGACATGGGGCGCAGACCAACGTCCACGCATTCCATCGACCGCGTCAACAACGATGGTCACTATGAGCCTCAGAATTGCCGCTGGGCGACTCGGTCGCAACAGCAGCAGAACAAGCGGTCACCTCGGCCCTACGTTCGCGCACACGCTTCCTGATGTACTGGTTGATGGCCGCGGCTTGTTCTACGCTCTCCGCCCGTGCGTAACAGTCACGCCCGATCAGAATGCGGTGGGCGTTGTGCTTCGCGTAGTTCGCTTGGCCGCGTGCGGTCTGGCGATACCGCTGATTCCGAATCCTCGCCGAGTCTCTAACGCGAATCACGCAGCGCCAGCCGACATTCGACATCCGCATCGGTTCGCTGTGACATTTGCACAGCCGATCCGTCTGCTCATGTTTACGTCTCACGTCTACAGTTCTTCTTCCAGCACGCGCCTGAGCGTCTCCATCGTGTAGTCGCTCTTTTCGATGAACGGCGATTCGCTCTTGATGCGGTGGAGGATCCAGCCAATGAGCGCCCGCTTATCCTTCGAGACCCATGTCGTCTGGGCATTCCCGTCTGTCAGCATGTCACTTACTCCAGAAGAAGTGCCAGATCAGGAACGCGAACAGTCCTGAACCTGCGATTTGCAACCATCTAAACTTTCCTGCCTGTTTTCTAAGCCACTGACTCGGCGTCTGTCGATGCGCTTTCCACGCCCACCACTCCACAGCTCCTAGGACGACAATCAGGCCGATCCAGAACCACACCGAGGGATTGCCATACCAGGGAATCTCCATACTCGGTAAGACGGGCTGGTCCGCGTAGAGCCCATCGCAGCCTGGTTGCATCTACTCGCCGTTTCCAGAGCCCATGACCGACACAGCTCCGGCAGGTCCGGACTGCGGCGGTGTCGCGAGCAGCACACGCCCTCTACGGTCGCATTCGGCTTGGTTCATGTCCTCGTTGAACATCTTCTGAAGACTGATCTCCACCGCATGACAATCGAACGGATGCCCGAATCCGGAATCCGGCACGACGCCGAAATTGCCGGCGAACCGTTGCAGGATCGGAATCATCTCCGCTTGGAGATCGGCGTCGCTCGCGTCAGAGTCGGCCTGAAACCACAGGCCGCCCGACAGCTTGCCTTGATTCGGATTCCAATACTCTGCGAACGTCGACCCCGGATGATCCGGCCGCCAGTCCGCCCGGTTAGTGGAGAAATGCACGGCCAATGTGCGGCCGATCGCATTGACACGCGGCGCCATCGCATCGGTCATCGCTTGCAGGGAATCGTAGGTGTTCCAGAGGTCCAGTTCTCCGCCGACGCAATAGCGCGAGATGCAATCCGCAGCCAGGAACGCGGCCAGCGTCGGTTCCATGATCTGAAGCGTCAGCGCAGCATTGTCGCGTGGCATGTAGACCTTTGACGCCATCCACTCACAGGGCCGGAAGCCGTCCGCGCATAGTTCTTGCCGAATCGTCACGCACTGCGCGAGCGTAAGACCATAGGCGATGTCATCCTGCCACGACAGCAGCACGTCGAGCGATTGCCGCGCCTGCCACACGGCGCGAATCGTCGCGCGGGCGTCTGCCGGATAGCGTGGATACATGAAGGACAGTACAAGGCTTGGATTCCCACCGGCGCCAACATCTGGTGCGCCGTCGATGAAGACACCCATATCGCCGCGATAGAGGCGTGGTGCTTTCGGGGCGATCGCGCCACCAACATCAAGCCCCACGCGGATCGCTGACTGCGGCGGATCACCCAGCACCCAGTCCCGATGCCCGACCTTCTGGCCGTTCAGGAAAAAGTCCACGGAGTAGGCACCCGCAGCCAGTGACGGCGCGAACTGCCCACACGGGTTCGTGATGCCTGCCCAATCACCATTGGGCGAGCTCGCGTGCATCTCGACACCGGGTAGCAACGTGCCGTCGAGTCGTTCAGTCTGAATCAGGTAGAGGTGTGCAGCCATTAGTCCTCCCGGCTCGGGCTGACATGCGCCCGCAGAATCACCGCAAGCACCGCAGCCACCGCCGCATTCACGAGTCCGACCTGTTCAGGCGAGACTTTCAACCCGAAACCCACCGCCACCGCGAAGACCGCATTGAGCGCCCCCAGAATCAGGGCCGGTTCACTCTTCACCGAAACCTCACATTCGCCGGAATCGGAATCACGACATCGACATAGGCGAACGGCGTGGACGGCAATGACGTTTGTCCGCCGCATGTCGCCGTCATCACCACGGTTCCAGACCCGATAGGAATCGCGGCACCCTGCGCCAAGAGGTTCACGCTGCATGAGGCTGGAGCCGCTGCCCCCGCACACGTCACGGTGCCCACGAGCGGCACGAACGGCCCAGACGCTGACGTCCCCACCGCGTACGTACAGGCTTGAGCACCGGTCGCCGCCAATCCCGGCGTGTCCCACATCAGCAATGTGGACGGCCCAATGACGATGGGGTTCTGCGCGGACGCCACCGAGGCGAACAGCACGAGACAGGACGCAATGAGGAAGTTTCTGATCACTTTGGTTCTCTCCTTGGAAGCGCCGACGTTTCGGCGGCTTGGGCTGCGATGCACATACGACGGATGGCCGTAGCGTCGAATCGACCACAGCCAGAGCCGCCGTTCCATCTCTCGATCAATCGCGCCTGAGTTTGCGTCTTGCACATATCTCCAACGACCTTCGCAGTGCTCGAGGAATCCTGGAATCGCGGTGACGGCAGCGTGCAGTCCTTCGGGCTCCCAGCAGGAAGGATTGGGCCACGCCACCGTCACCGGGAACCGCCAGAGAGTTTAAGAATGGAATCGTCGTGACGGCGCACCATCGAGACGAGCCCTTCAACGGGTGGTTCGATGGAGCCGTAGACGGTCTGACGGAGCCCGCGAATCTCATCGCGAAAGGCCGTGCCAATCCGCCAACCTCCAATGGCAAAGCCGACCGCCACGAGCAAATCGCCGAGATGAATGGTTAAATCGAACATGTCCGCCGCTCCACAGTCCGAAAAAAGGACTCCTGTGTCCCCATTCGGATCAGGTAGGCTCCCTCTCTAGGCGGGAGACCTCCGTCCGTCACGGGGTCTGTCGTTTAGGTCAGTCGGTGTCCCTACCAGGTACCGGCTGACCGCCTTCGGTTATTCCCTATGACCTGGCATCAATCTGAACGTCTCAAACAACTCGCTGCTGGGATCTTCGTGGTCTGTACGCTGCTCTGGGTGATTCACGGATTACTCCTCGGGCTGCTGGGACTCTGAGATGGCCTGCACCGCCGCTCGCGCCACCGCGGCGGGAGCCTGTCCCGGCATCCGTTCACCAATCTTCGCCGCGAGAATGGCGGCCCGTGTCGCGACCGCTGGGTGCATCCCTGCCGCCATTGCTGCAGCTTTTGCTGTGGCGCTATAGGGATCACCTGTCCGCTTGTATTCCTCTGCGCCAACCGTGCCGCCGACGAGCGCCCTGACACCGTATGTCTTAGAGAGGTTGCCTTCCCGGCCCGTCGCACGCTCCAGTGCCCGAGCGACGTCAATCAGTTTGCTTTCCCGCGCATTGACCGGGCCGACTTCTGGCGCGGCCTGTTCTACGCCCTGACGCAACATGCTGGCGCCGGTTTTCTCCGCGGTCTTCTCCGCTCCGCTTTTGACGCCATAGGCCGATGACGCGCCGGACTGCATGTCGCGCTTGATCTGGTTCGCCGCGGCTGCGCTGACATCGGTGACCGGTGCATTCGGCGGTGTCGGCGTGATGGATGGATGCGCGTCAATCCGATCGGCGACTTTCATCGCGGCTTCGAAGTCGGCTGGCGCCCGGCCGGGACGGTTATAGGTGCGCTGCGCCCACGTCCGGAGTTTGTCGGCGACGTCGTGGATGTCTACCTTTCCCGGTGAACTCTGAAGGATGCGATCCGCCTCGGCGTTGAGCTCCGCGATTACCTTGCCCGCCTGTTGGAATCCGCTCGCAGTGACCGGCAAGGCTTCATCGATGGCGGTTCGCACGATCTGGTCCGCCTTCGGCAGATTCTTCGCTGCTAGTGACGGCTTCAGATACCCGCGATAGACCGCCTGTGCGCCCTTCGTGAGCATTGGCCCCACGGCTTGCCCCACGCCTTCCAGCGCCCCATTGATGCCGCCCTGTAGCGCAATGTCGCCTGCTGCGGCGGCTGGTGTGGCTGGAGCCTCTGCGCCTCTGGCACGGTTCACGAGTTGCCGTGCGGCTTCTCCGGCTCCGCCTCCGAGCGCGGCGCCGCCCATCGCCCCAGGCACGCCACCGATACCCGCACCGAAAGCGGTTCCACCGATACCGCCGACAATGCCGCCGAGCGTGCCGCCGATCGCCGGGAGCGCATCAACCGCGGTATCCGTCCATGTTCTGGCCGGCTTCTGCGAGCCAGAGCGGAGCGCCGACAGACGTCCGATCTCTGCCGGCGTCATCTTGGCTTTCAGTGTCGGATCGTCGGCGACCGCGAGCAGCTCTTCGTCCGTAAGTGCGTTCTGGTCCTGCATCAGCGGTTCTGCAACTTCTGACGGGCCGATGCCGCCGGGTCTGTACTCTGTGGTGCCGGTTTATCCAGATACGTGCCACGGGTGAGCGCCGAGCGCCTATTCCCCATCAGCGCAGCGGCTTCTCCCAGTGCCGCAGCAATGGCTCGCGGGCTATCCGAGGTGCTCAGGATTTCGCCAGCCTGCCGAAGCTTCGCGTCCGAGGTGCCGGACCCTGTTCCGCCGCCCTGAAGGATCTTTGCGATTTCATCCGACACGAACAGCACATCCGTCTTGAACTTCTTCAGCGGCACGCTGCTCGCCTGATCCTTCGCGGCATTGATCAGCGCGTTCAGTGATCGCACGTTCCCGTTTCCAAGCTGATTCGCGGTCTGCTGGAGACGCGGCATCGACTCCACCACGCTATCCATGTAGCGGACGGTGTTCTGGAACGAGGGCGATTTCACGAGTTGATAGGTCGATTCGGCTTCTTCCCAACTGAAGTCCGGGTTCTGTTGAAGTGCCTTCGCCGTCACATTGCGGAGGAACGCTTTCCCCTGCTGGCCCATGCCACCCGCGAGGATCTGCACCTGACTCGGCGCCATCTTGTTCGTCGTCAGGAGCTTCGCGTACATGTCCTCCTGCTCTGGCGTGGGCTGCTGACCGAGTTGCGCCTGTTTCAACTGATTACTGAGTTCGGCACTCGTTCGCGCTAGCGCCTGCATGTCCGGATCCTTAACCGGTGTTCGCGCTTCTGTGACGAGCGCGTCCATCTCCTTCGGATTCGGTTCGCGGTTGTTCTCGGCGCGGAACTTCGCGAGCTTCGCCCGTAGAGCAACCTGCATGTTGTCGCCCTGCGTCGAGGGCGAGAGCGTCAGCGGTTGACCTTTCTCGTTCGTCACTACCGACATTTGCGCCATGTCGAGCAACTTCCGGAGCGGGATGATCTCGGCGACACCATCGCCGTTCGCGTCGAACTTGATCGAGCCGTTCGCCACCTGTTCCGGATTGTCCTTCAACGCTTGTGCGTTGATCGGGTTCTTGAAGAACGCCGCGACCGCTTCCTGCGCCTTCGCCTTCTGATCCGGTGCGATATACGGTGCCGCCTGTCTCAGCCAGTTCGCGTCCACGCGATACCCTGAACCTCTCAGGAGATTAGCGTAGCCTTCGATCCGCTGGTCGTAGGTCGCCTTATCCGGCAGTTTCTTCACATCGGCCTGAATCGACATCAACGCGCCTTGGAGGTTCTTCTCCCGCTGCGCCTGTGCGGCCGCCTGCACCCGTGCCTGTGTTTCCTGAAGTTGCTGCTGGCGGATCGCTTCGTTCTGCTGGAAGACGTACTGCGCCTGATCGTCCTTGAACTTCTGCCGGCGATCCGCTTCGTTCGCGTCCTGTCCGGCTGACAGTCCTGCCGCAATCCCGCCCCCGCCATGCCGTGGACCTAATCCGGCCGCGAGCCCTAACAGTGCCAACGAGAGCAGATTCCGACCAGCACCAGGAGGCGGAGGCGCCTGTGGCGGCGTCGGCATCTGCACGGGTGCCTGCATCGGGGCCGAGGGCATCGGCGGCATCGCCCCCTGCAACAAGGCAGGAGGAATCCCTAACTGTGGCGCTGACAATGGATCGAGCCCCGGCGTCGGCGTGAGGCTCACCCCTTGCTGTGGATCAATCGTTTCGTCAAACAGTCCCATTTACAGACCGAACGCTTTCGCAAAGGCTGCGAGAATCTGTGACCACGCCGCGGAGTCGTTCGTATTCTGATTGATCCCCTGCTGCTGAAAGTTCGCGAGCGGTGAGAGCAACTGCGCGGGGTTTACATTGCTCCCGTTGAGCAAGGTGATCGCCTGCTGAATCCGCTGTTGCGCGAGATTCGGGATCTGCTGGGCATAGCCCACGGCGGTATTCGCTCGCGTGTCCTGCCGCTGGTTCATGCCATCCACGAGTGACGCCAACGCCGAGCCGACATCGACGGCTTGCGACTGGTTCTGCCGTCCGAGCGTGATCTCGTTGTTCGCCACGCCGCTCTGGACCTGGGCGCGGAGGCTGTCATACTTCTGATTGATGTCGCGTTCCGCTTGGAGATATGGACCCGATCCCGGCGTAATCCCGCGATTCGCCATCGTGGTCGCGACGTTCCGCAGTTCCGCCTGTCGCTGCCGTTCCAATGGATCCAATTGCTGTGTGGCAATCGTGTCCTGCTGCGCCGGTGTGTAGGTCGGCCCCTGCAACTGCTGAAAATACTTCTGCATGTATGCCGTCAGGGCGTCCATCTGCGGATTTTGCTGTGGCGTCAGTAGGGCCTGAATCCGCGAGTTCAGCAGGTCGATATAGTTCTTCGTCGCCGGATCGGAGAACGGATTCGTGTTGCTATACTGCCCGCCTGTCGGCGGGGTATAGCCCTGCAACGAGGTCTGCGATGTCCCGCCCTGTTCCCGGTTCGGGTTGAGATAGAACGCCTTGGGGCCGAAGGCGGCATCCTGCCAAAACTGACGCTTCGACGGATCAGCAATACCGCCCGTGGCCTTAATCCGCCCGAGCCAATAGTTCGGATCATTCGACAGTGACGGATCCGCCTGCGGCATCTTCGACCATCGCGCAATCTCCGCGAGGATGCCCGCATCGCTGTTGTAGTCGGCCGTGCCTGTCGTCGGTGGCTGATACCCCGGAATCGGCTGGTAGGAGGCATAGTCCGGATTCCAGATGTAACCCGGAGGCGTCTGTGACGGCTGACTTGAACCCGGAGTCCACGGTGAGCCGCCATACTGCTGGCCGTTCGGGAGCGTCGGAATCTGCCAGCCCGTATCTGTGGTCGGCGTCGATGCCGTCGTCGGTGGCGCGGAGGTCGGCTGACCCGCCTGATAGCCTGGAATCGGCACATACGAGGCGTAATCAGGATTCCACGTATAGCCCTCTGGTGCTGAGGATGGCGCACTGGAGCCCGGATCCCACGGCGTCCCGCTCCCGACCTGTGACCCAGTGTCCGTCGTCGGAATCTGCCAGTTCGGCTGCGATGTGACGGGAGGATCCGTAAAGTTCTGCTTCGCCGAGGTACCTTGCGGAACGGTGACGGACGGCGCCGGATCGCCCGGCTGATAGTCGCCTCCGCTCTCGTCGTCTCTCAGGTTATAGACCGCCACTAGGGTTTCTCCCACGGCGTCGGTTCGCCACTGCCGGCATTCGTTCCGCTCCCGCCGCCGAATCCATAGCCACCGAAGCCGTTGTCCTGTAGCCACTTTGCGAAATCGGCATTCGGGTCGCCGTTCATTGGATCCGGTCCGCTCTGGAGCGGATCACCGTTCGGCCCGAAGGCGCGGCCACTCGTCTCCGGTGTCAGATCTGGCATGCCCTGATCAGGCACCCAGTCGCCGCTCTCATCGAACGATCCGCCAGATCCATTCACGAAGCCTGGACCGGTGGCGTTGACACCAGCCGGTGTCGGCTGACTGCCATGGAACTTCTTCTTGATTTCGTCAAACACCTTACTGAGCGATCCGCCGCCGCCACCGCTCCCACCCAAGAGCGCCAAGAGCGCCGAGAGCCCACCCAGACCCGCCGCGGTGCCGAGTCCTGGTCCGCTCGTGCCACCACTCCCAGAGTTCGCCGCGGGAATCGCATTCGGCAGTGAGCCCGTCAGCGATGTCCCCGTCTTGGCAAAGTCTGGGAGCATGTCGTAGGCCCCCTGCGTTGTCGCCTGAAACAGCGGGTTCTGATAGGCGTATCGCTGGTTGGACATCTGCAACAGTTGCGAGAGTTCCGGCGGGACCGCCGACGTCAACGGATTGCCCTGACTGTTCGCGATGGCTCGGCCACCGACGCCACCAGCCAATAGCGCGAAGGCTTTCGCGAGCTGCTGTGCGAAGTCGTTGCTATTCGTGGTTGCCGATCCGCCATTGGTCGGACCGAGCGGGTTCCCGTCATAGCCCACTGCGGGGTCAGCCATGTGCCATCTCCGTCTGCATCCGCGCTAACACGTCGTGGGTGTCTGCTGCCATCGCCTCGAGCCGATAGAGCTCGTCCTGCGCTTTGCGTGTCGTCATCTGGGTCTTCTCATCAAGCTGCACCCACGGTGACCAACGCGGCTTCCGTTTGAGCGCATCGACAATTCGCTGCCGCTTCACGTCCAGTTTGTGCAGTTCCCACTTATGGATCTCGGTATAGCTCGCGGGCCGAGACTCGAAGGCGTACTGGAACGAGCTCTGGAGCACGGGCGCAGCTTCTGGGAGCACGAGGATGCCGTCCGCCGTCTCATATCGCCGCATCCCATCGCTCACCGTGATCGTGCGCTTACCTCGACCGAGTAGCGCCCCGCAGAGCATTTCGAAGTTCGGTCGCTGTTCGATGTATTCATGCTCCGTCGCCAGATGAATGCCGTAGATGTGGAGCTCTTTGACGCCGTCCATGAGGGCATGGCCAATCATCCAACCCGGTGACGACGTGAAATACGTGCCGAAGTGCGCCTCCACGTCGGATTTCGGAAACGGATGCGCGTGCTTCCAGTTCGCCGCCTCTGCGTGCTGGGTCAGATAGTCGGGATGCAGCCACACGGGAATCTGCTGACTTCCAAGCCATTCCAGATGATCTTTCGGTCGGCAGTAGTGCCCCGGTGGCACTTGGTGGGCATAGACCGCCTGACCGTCCGGATGATAGAACTTGTCCAGCGGGTGGAAGTCGTACCACGCATCGGCGCGGACGAAGCCTTTCATCCGATAGGCATCATTCAATGAGCAGATATACAGCCCGCTATCAGTCCATGGGGTTTTTGCCCAACTCTGAGCGGTTCCGACAATGGCGACTCGTTCGTGCATCATTACTGTTTCATTCCGCTGACGAGAGCCATCACCGCCGCCCGAAGTGCCTGCGGATCCAATCGCGACTGACCGCGAGAGTTCATCATCAGATCCGCCCCCGGAGGCACGAATGAGTCATTGATCCAGCGGCCACCGTCGAACGGCCCTGCCGAATATTGCGATTCCACAGAAAACGTCGGATGACCATGCTGCTTAAACGTGTCTGGGAAGTGCTGCTCCGATCCAGGTGGATGTGGCTGGCCCTGTGTTTGCCTCCAAAAGCCGCGCATGTCGTAATGAGCATCGGGATGGTCATAGTTCTCGATATGATTCGCCTGCGCCCATGCACGAAACGCCTGTTCTTCCGCTGGTGATAACTGCGTCCGCTCTTGGGCCATTCCTACTCCAAATACGCAGCAAAGGTCGCACTAGCGACCGAACTCTTGAGATAGATCCGACGAATATCTGAGACGCGGGACACCGTTAACGGCACTAACGCGCTGTTGACGACGTCCAGGGCCACAATCGGGATCAGTTTCGACGGCGCATGATCCATCCCATGCGCGACGGTAAATTCAGTATTCGGCGTGGCATGTGTCGTGCCTTCAATGCGATACCAGCTAAAGTTCTCCGCCTTGATTCCTTCCCCGAGCGAGTATTCCCGCATCACATAGTCAAAGATCGCCGTGAACGGTTGGCGGAGTTCCACCGCGAGGCCGTTGATGATTGCGTTGACATAGCCAGTGACGGCCATTACCGCGCCGCCTCCAACGCCTGCACGCGGGCCGACAGATCCTGAATCACGGCGCAGAGATAGGCACACACACGGTCGTAGGCGACCGACTGCAACTTCCCATCGGTGGCATACATCGCGAGATGGGGTGCCGCCTGTTCGACTTCTTCCGCGATGAATCCAGGCCAGAGGCGCTGATCCTCATCAATCGCGCTGCGATAGAGCACGGGCCGGAGGTACTGCACCGCCTGTACGGCGTCGGCCACGGGAATCGTCTCGATGCTGTGCTTGTTGGCTCTCAGTGACGTACTAAGCTTGACGGCAGCGCCGTTCGCGACGTTGGCGTTCGCCGCAGAGGCGGTTGTTCCCCATGTCGCCATGAGGAAACCCAGCGAGGAGATCACGCCTGTTGCCGCCGGATCCGTGGTGCTTCCGATGGACACGCCACCAGAAGCATGGAAGCGGTGGTTTTCGACACCACTATTCGCGATGGAGACGTAGAGCCCATCAGCCGTCAACTGGCGATAGGCCGAGTCCGCACCCTGAATCGTCCCCGAGGTCGTCCCGTTGGAAATACGAAGCACGCCGATATTGGGATCGACGGCGCTCCCGATGGAGACGCCGCCAGAGGCATGGATCCGCATCCGCTCGGTGCCGGTATAGAACCTGAGCGACCCCGCATTGGCATTCAGCGAAAGCCCGCCCGCCCCAGCCTGAAAGAGCACCGTACCATTCGCCGCGTCATAGCCAGAGACAGACGTGTAGGTTGAGGAGTACGACACCATGTCCAACAGGTTGGCGCTGGCGTCATTGCCGAGATTGATCCGGGCCGTGTTCCCGGTGCCCGCCGACGTATTGCGGACCGTGAGGAGCTGAGAGCCGGTCACACCAGCGGTCACGCTAAGGAGACCGCTAATCGTGACGTTGTGCGCGAGTGTCCCCAACAACGCCGTCTCGATGGCGTTGACTTCGTCCTGGAGATCGTTGACATGCGCCGGCTGGATCACGTCTCCCGCGTTACGGGAGATGAACGTCTTTGCCGATCCGGGATAGCTCGCACTCATTCGCTGAACCCTCGACTACGTGTCTCTGGCACGATGCCGACGTGATAACTAAACATCCGAAATTGCTCCTGTCCGACATAGGTCAGTCTCAGGACAAACGTCCGACCGTCTGCACTCAACGGCAAGGTCTTGACCCACTGCCGTCGTGCAAACCCGCCATACGTCGCCGTGCCATAGACCGACGTGCTGTAGTGCGCGAGTCCGGCGCCGATACTGAGCGACTGGATTCCCTGCGACACGCCATCGATAGACGGTTCAATGGATGCGGCTCCGGCGTGCGGTTCATATTCCCCGCGCACATCCGGCCACCGTCCGCGATAGGCGCCCAGCGTTAATCCCGGTCCCTCGTAGATCGCGGCCAGGTTGGAACTATTTGCGGACGTCCCGGTGGCTTCTTCGAAGACCATGCCCGAGGTGGAGTTCCACGACATCAACCGGCCGCGATTCGCGGCTAACGTCTCTGGCCCATCCCATAGGATGTAGCCACCAATCGCCCGGTCGGTAGCCGTCCATGCCGTATTCCCATTGACTCGCGTGCGGTTCAGGTCGAGGACCCATTCCCCATCCACGCCGGTCGGATACCGTCTCGGAACGGCAATTCGGAGTTCCTTCCGCAATTGATGATTCACGACGGCCAGACGGGCGAGATCCGCGGCTAAGGCCGAGACCAGATCGCGCCACGCTGGATCGATGTCGAACGACAGCAATTTATCTGTCGTGCCATCGAAGATGTAGACCCCCGACGCACTGGCATGGACGACGCCGTTCTCAATCACCGCCACCGCTCTAGGTCCAAAGGCGCCATCCAGACTGCCGATGGTTGGACGGACTTCGAAGTCCAGCGAGGACCGCCCAATGACCACGAACACTTTCGTGTTCCCGAAGATCAGGAGCGAATCACCGAGCGGAACAAGGGCCTGAATCGCATCCCCGCGCTCAAAGGGAATGTCGATATAGAACAGTGCCGGCCATGACTGCGGTTGAAATAACTGCGTGAACTGCAACCGGTTCGTCCGCGTGGCGCTGCGTGCCCACCACCGGTTTTTCCAGATCACCCCAAACGACAGGACTGGAGGGACATCATGATCGGTCGGGATTTCATCATTCGTCGTCCAGTTGGACGAGGTAATCGCAATCGTGGAGTTGGCGCCGGCACTCTGCGCCTGACTCGACACCTTCCGGAGGATCGTCTCGTTGGAGGTCTTGTTCCGGGCGTAGACGATGATCGCGTCCACCTGGGGATCGGTGGAGTTCGGCACGATATAGTTCAATTGCCCGTTCGCGGTAGAGGTAATCGTGCGCGTGGACAGCGCCGTGGACCCGTTCGACTCCACCGCGAGATCGCGATCCTTATAGGTGTAGGACAGTTCAAACTCTGACGTGCTCAACCCATTGGAGAAGGCGGCTGACGATACCGTGCCAGCACTGGTCCCCGGCGCAATACCCATCCGGGTCCATGAGGATCCGTTGGTGGACTTGTTCGGGATCGTCGCCCCGTCAAAGACCGCGACGAGATCCCGATCTGCCGGGAAATACATCTCGTTCGAGACGGATTTGCCGGTCAGCGTGGCTCCTGACCACACCCCGGCATCGCTGAGGTTGTAGACCGAGCCATTCCAGCCAATCAGGGTGAAGATCGTGGACGCGGCTGACGGAATCGCGGTATTGAGATAGATCCGTGCCCCGCCCTGTGCTCTGGCGGTCCCAAGAGATGTCGTTGAGAACCGCGCATAGCCGGGACGGACCACGAGCGCCCCTGGTTCTTCTAGTGAGAAGTTGACCAAGGTGCGTGCGCGATTCGCGGGTAGCAATGTCGGAGACGTGCGGAGATCGACTCCTCCTGATGGGTCTTCCACCGGGAGGAGTTGATACGCCTTCGCTTGCGTGCCGCGAGTGGTCTTGCCTTGAGCGGGCATTTAGACCCCGCGTCCTCCACGGTTACCACGATCCGACATGATCGGCGGCGCCATTGGACCCAGCGGCTGAGTCATCGGTGACGTATCCGGCCCACCCACACCATCACCACCCGGAAGGACCTTCGGATTCGGGATCCCTGTCGGCAGCGGAGAACCCGTTCCGCTTCCCGGCAGCGGTTCGCCAGATCCGCTATCCGGCGGCTGCGAGACGGGGCCACCTGGACTCCCGAACATGCCGGAGAGCGTCTGACCCAAATCACCTTGCGGTGCCTGTGGAAACGGTGAGGACATTGGCGAACTCGCAGGTGATCCAAAGAGCAATCGCTTCAACTGCTCGAGCAAGGCCGCGCTATTCGGATCCCCGCCAAGGGCCGATCCGCCCTGACTGTTCAACAGCGGCGTCGGCGCCAATCCAGACGCTCCCACGACACGCGGAATCCGCAGGCTGAGCGTCTGAATGGCCTGCTGGACCGGTGACGGTCGCTGGCCGTTCGTCGGCTGACCATTCGGGCCGCTTTGATCGGCTGGGGAAAAGGAAAGTCCAAACGGATCCGCCATTACTGCTCCTTCGGAATCCCGATGGGGATCCCCTCTAACACCTTGGACTCTGCCGAGGGTCCACTACACAATCCGACAAACTTCGGCGCGGGGGCTGTCGTGCGACTGATGCGCCGCTCACCGCAGGTCGGACAAATCGGGACGCTCGTCACATTCCGATCGATCCCGAAACCATGTCCGCACGCGAAACGAATCCAGATCCCGCTCATGTCCGAGGATCCGAGACCCGGCTGCGGGTCTTGAAATAGTTCCGCGCCATCGTCAACGCATTCCCACCCTTACGGCGCATATTCTGGGAATAGCGCGCCACATAGCCGAGGAACTTCTGCAACTGCCGATCGCTCGCCTGATCATCGCGGCGCAGTTTTTCGAGCTGATGCGCGGCATAATGCACAGCGGCTTGGTGATATTCCCGAAGGTCCGTCCGGACCGCCCCACTGATCTGAAACGGCTCGCTCGTGTCAGAGGTCATCACGGCTGGCCGTGCGACATAGGGCACGATGACCTTGGCGCTGGCGCTCGAGCCCGTGGACGGCACGGGGGTGAACCCGAGATACCGTGCGCCTCCGTCAAACCGCTCGTAATAGAGTTCCGGCAACTGCATCACTGAGGACGCCACTGTGGACGTCTGCCAGTCAGGTTGATAGCGGTTCAGCCAGTCGATGTCTCGCCGTGGGAGATCATCACCAGCCAGCACGGTCACCTGTGACGAGGCATTCGTATAGCGGAACTCGACCTGTTGTTTTGCGAACCTGACGAAGTCTCCGTCAGCAATCAACAGCGTCGAGTTGAGGTTGTATTCTCCGGTCCCTCCGGTAATCGCGATGGTGCTCGTGCGCTGGAGACACTCGGTGAGTTCCGCAAATTCCGAAACGCCTTTATTGATGGCGGATTGCCTTCGAGCGGTCGTGAACAGGACTGTTCTGTCCTCGCTGCCGAGTTCTTCGTCGAGGCGGGCGCCATATAACGATGAGAATTGCATTACTGCACCCCCATCAGCGCGAGCGTGCCCGTGCTCTTGGAGGCCGCCCCGCCACCGCCCGCGAGGTTATCCGCCGCGAAGTTGTCCCATGACGTCGTGGAGCCGGAGCCGATATAGAACCCCGGCGCCCCAGTCGTGACGGCGCTATCTGACCCCGTAATCTTCGTGACCCCGTTAATTTTGCCGGTCAGATTCGTCCCGCTGACCTCCAGTCGGATCACGTCATTCGCGCTGATGGTCACGCCCGTGACACTAGAGCCAATCTGGGTAAAGGCGTTATTGATGACTTTATAGAGCGCAATCGACCATGTCGCATCGCCCATTGAATGCGCCGCATCGTTGTCATTCAAGACGAACAGGTAGGCTTTCCCGGTCCCTGTGACCGGTGACCCACTGGCCCTGACCGCCGGCCCTGTATCTCGCCCCGACTGGATGAGTCCAACGTTGAACTCGCTGTACTGATCGTTACCTCCGCCGGCACCAGACCATCCATTCCAGAAGTCAATGACGAAGTTACTGTTCCCCGTCATCGTGGCGGCATTGGAGGCGATCCCGATGGTCGCGCCACCGGCGCCGTCCTGCGTCCAGTTCGCGCCGAGACTCGCGTTATTCGCCCGGTCGAAGTTATCGGAGACGAGGGCCATTAGGTTGCCGTCACCGTCAGGCTGGTGAAGCCGTAATCCGTGGCATTGACGCCAACAGCCCCGTTGTTATGCCACCAGTGACCGATGCCTGGTGCGCCAAACAGTGCCCCTCGGCCGAGATCATCGGTGCGCGAACCGATCAAGACGCCGTTGATATAGGCGTCAATCGTGAAGCCCGTGCGAACCACCTTGATCGTGTCGCCGTCATGGAGTCCGGGGCCGGAGATGTTCCCGCCGGTCAGTGGCGTGAAGTCATTCAACGCGCCGTTCCAACGCACGATCCCGATATAAGGATTCGAGCTCGCATGGCAGCGGAACGCGCACTCATACCCATAGGTGCTGTGAGCGGTGCAGGAGGCGGCAGTCCAGAGCTCCACTTCACAGAAGGCTGTCGCGTTCTGGTTGACCGTCTTGACCGTCGCTTGCACCGTCTGTGTCTGCTTCCAGATGCCGTTCAGAATCGCGAGCGAATCGCGAAAGTTGGTCCCGTCAAAGGAACCGTCTTGCGTGCCATAGCAGAGGCCACTCGTGACGCGCAGATCGTTCCAGTCGAGACCCGTCGTCAGGCCATTAAAGAACACTCCGCCAGCCGAGATCGGATTCTCTGATCCGGTGAAGGACGAAATCTGATACGAGGACCGTTGCGCGAGCATCGATCCCATTACGGCGCCCGGAAATAGCTCACGGCCACCTGCCAACCCACAATCGTGGAGGCGCCTCCGCCCAATTGCAGCGTCAGCGGTCCCGCGGACTTCGTGCGGAAGATATAGCCCGGTGGACTGACGGCGAGATTCGCTCCACTCACTGCGCTCGAGATCGCCGCGAAGATCATCGGCCAGAGCATCGTGGACCCAGAATAGAACTTGACCTTAGACGGCCCCGCGGAGGTGCTCAGGATGCTGTAGGCGGTCACATACGAGCGCAGTCCTGCGGCTGACGACTGAATCGACAGCGAGGTAGATGCGAAGGCGTTCGTGCTGGCGACGGTCAGGATGTTATCCACGACCGTTCGCACAATCAGGCCGCTGGAGTTCGAGGACGGCGCTGCCGAGCTCTGGAGGTTCGTCCCAATCGTGGCAAGAACTGGGTTATCTGCTGACGTCGAGCTCAGAAGTGATCGGATCGTGCAATCCACGGCCGAGGACGGCCCGCCGACGATGCGAACAAGTAACGCACTGGACTGCGCGGAGGCGACCGCTGAGGACTGGAGGGTGCCGAGGTTAAACCCGACCGTTCCGGCCACGATATTGACGCGAAAGGCGTTATTCGCGGAGTCCGCGGCGGTCACCGATCCACCAGACGAATCGAGCAACTGGCTGATCGTCAGCGGTCCGGTCGAACCACTCGCGGTAATCGAGCCGCCAATGAGGAGTCCGCCCGAACTGTCGAAATGGAACCCAGCCGACGACGCC